CAGGTGTATATACAGCAGTAGATGATGGCGTATTAAACCCATGGACTATCAGTGTAGCACCAGGTGCGATTGTACCAGTTGGTCAGCAAGGCTCATTACAGCCGTTAGTATCAGGTGGTAACTTTAACGTATCGGAATTAATCCTTGGTGATTTAAGAGACTCTATCCGTAAAGCTTTATATCACGATCAACTAGGTGCAGTAACAGGCCCAACTAAGTCAGCAACTGAGATCAGTATTAGACAACAAGAGTTAATGTCAGACATCGGATCTTCATTTGGTAGATTACAGATTGAGTTTATTAATAAGCTAATTAAACGAGCTTACTATATTCTTGAGCGTGCTAAGAAAGTTGCACCTATCAAAGTAGGCGGTCAGATTGTAGAGATCAAGGTTATTTCACCACTTGCACAACAGCAAGACATGGATGAAGTAAGTAAGATTGCACAGTTTGTACAGTTTGCAGGCATGGTTGGTCCAGAGGCAATGCAGATCGGACTAGATCTTGAAGCATTCCCTGAGCATATTGCTAAACTATTAGGTGTTGATAAGTCATTGATTAGAGATGCTGAAGCTAGAGCAGAGATTAAAGCTCAAATGCAACAAGCAGCACAGCAACAACAGGTGGCAGAAGCTGCAATGAAGAACCCAGAGATGGCAATGAAACTTGCTGAGGGTGAATGATAGACAATCAGAAAGATTTTGATGCGTTAATCGCAAAAGTATTCAAGAGCAAAGACGGTAAGAAGGTTCTTGAGTGGCTAGACGAGCGATACATTAAATCACAGGTATGTGTTCCTGGTCAGGTCGAAGGTCAGGGCTATTATCGTGAAGGTCAGAACTCAGTTGTAAGAATGTTTAAGTCTTGCATATTGAGACAAGAGAGTGGTAAATATAACAATCGTGGAGACTAGTTATTATGGAAGAAGAAACATTATTATCTGAGGCAACAGCCCCAGAAGAAGTTACGGATACGGGCGTAGCAGATACAACAACAGCAGACGAGAACGCATGGTACTTATCAGAGGGTGTAGCGGGTGAGGGAGAAACACCAGAATGGTTTAAGTCAAGCAAGTACGCTACCATAGCAGATCAGGCACAGGCTTATAACGGTCTGGAGTCTAAGCTAGGTTCATTTACAGGCGCACCTAAAGATGGATATGAAACAGTTATCCCTGAAGGTCTGAATGTAGAGATCCCATCAGATGATCCGTTAATGGCCAACTTCAATGAGTGGGCGCAGGAAGCAGGCTTGTCACAAGATGCTCATAGTGAGTTGCTTGGCGTGTACATCAATAACATTGTAGGCTCACAACCTAACATGGAAGATGAGATGAAGAAGATCGGTCCAGATGCTGGTCAAAGAGTTACAGACATGGTGCAATGGGCGAAGGGTACTTTAGATGAAGGTGAGTTTGCTACGTTACAGACTATGGCAACTACAGCAGAAGGCTTTCAGTTACTAGAAAGAATGAGATCATTATCTAGAGAGACACAAGTTTCAGCACCTGATACAGCTCAACCAGTGAACACAGTTACTAAAGAAGCTTTATATGAGTTAATGAATGATGAGAAGTACCAAACATCGTCTTCATATAGAGAAGAAGTCAAACAAAAGTTTGATAATTTCTTTGGAACTGGACCTGCAAAAACAATTAGACAATAAATAATTAACACTTGGTGTAGTTTTTTGCTATAATCAAGCCACAGATACCCGTTAATCGGCCTGTATGAGTAGTTTAAGCGCCTCGAAAGCGCTAGATTCGAACCCATACATGGCCACTTTGAATCGAGAAAGTAAGATAATTTTTTAATTCATAGGAGATTAACATGTCAGTTAATTTAAGTTCTTCGGCATCAGCACAGTTTGACGCAGAAGTAAAACATGCCTTTGCAGGCGCAGGTAAATTACGTGATACAGTACGAGTTCGTACAGGCGTAGTAGGCGATACACACAACTTCCGTACAATGGGTAAAGGCACAGCCGCTGCTCGTGGTACTACTCAAGCAGACGTTACAGCAATGGACGTTTCACATGCTAAAGTTGCATGTACTTTAGGCAACTATGTTGCTCCAGAGTACACAGACATCTTTGATGCTGCTGAAGTAAACTTTGACGAACGCACTGAACTAGCAACTACTATTGCTGGTGCATTGGGTCGTAGAGTTGACCAACTAGTCATCGATGCTTTAGAGGCTGTTACAACTCCGCCTTCTATTGCTAACGGTGGTACTAACATGACTTTAGCTAAGATCGCTGAAGCTTCATCTAAACTAAACGATGCTGGTGTTCCTTCTACAGGTCGTGTTATGGTTTGTTCAGCTGCTGCAATTGAGTCAATGATGAACAATTCAACTATCACTTCACAAGACTACAACGCACTACGTGTATTGATGTCAGGTGAAATGAACACGTTCATGGGCTTTGAGTGGAAGATGATTGAAACTCGTTCTGAAGGTGGCTTAGTTGTTGCTTCTAACATCCGCTCTTGTTGGGCATACCATAAATCAGCTGTTGGTTTAGCTGTAGGTATTGATGTTTCTACTGAAGTTAACTACGTACCTGAGAAGGTTTCTTGGTTATCACTAGGTAAAGTTAAAGCTGGTGCAGTAGTTGTTGATAAGACAGGTACAGTACAAGTTGATATTGACGAGACTGCATAAGTTGAGTTAAAGTTGGCCCTTCTAACGAGGGGCTTCCTTTAAAACAATTTAGGATTTGTTATGACACAAGATTTATTACATGAGCTATTTGAATATAAAGACGGTGAGCTAGTTTGGAATATTAACAAAGGCACTGCCAAGATAGGAGATGTGGCTGGCTGTTTAGATACTCAAGGCTACATTCAGACAAGCATCAATAGTAAGCCATATAGAACACACCGCCTAATTTATATCTATCATAACGGAGATATTCCTAAAGGATTACAGGTCGATCATATTAATGGCATTAGAAATGATAATCATATTGAGAATCTACGATTGGCTACACATCAAGAGAATCAGTGGAATCGCACTAAAGCTAAAGGCTATACATGGAACAAAAGAAATAATAAATGGAACGCTCAAATTAAAGTTAATGGCAAGAGAAAGCACCTTGGTTTGTTCGATAATGAAGATGACGCACATCAAGCTTATTTAAATGCTAAAGATGAATTGCATATTATAGAGAGGGTAGCATAATGTCAGCTGTCAAAAATTACAGTGATATTGATATTGCATCTAATGCTCTATTATTGATCGGTGAGAACCCAATTGCTTCTTTTACAGAAGACACAGTAGCCGCTCTTATTGCAGCTAATTTATATCATGCTACGTTTGAGAGCTTACTAACGCTTCATCCATGGCGTTTTGCTTCTAATAAGGCAACACTATCTAGATTGACAGCTACACCTACTAACCAGTGGAACTATGCTTATCAACTTCCTGCTGATTTCTTAGTAGCTCAACACATTGACAAGGGTAACGATAATTTCCAGATCTATGCGGATAAGCTATATTCAGACAATACAACAATGATCCTGGACTATACATACAAACCAGATGAGTCATTCTTGCCCGCTTACTTCACTGAACTATTAGAGTTAAGACTAGCAGCAGTGTTTGCTATCCCTATTACTGAATCAGCTACACGTGGTGAATACTACGCTGGACTAGCTGAGAAACAACTACAAAGAGCTAAGACTATTGATTCACAATCTACACCTTCAATTGGCCCAAATGCCTTAGAGGGTTCTAGATTAATTAATTCGAGGTACTAATGGCTAAAGCAATTGCATCTCAGGCATCGTTTATTGCTGGAGAGCTTGATCCTAGACTAGCAGCAAGGATTGATACTGAAAGTTATACCAAAGGTGCAGAGACATTAACAAATGTTATTTGCCTTGGTCAAGGTGGCGTTAAGCGCAGACCTGGTATGAAGTATATCGACACTGTTACTGAATCAGCAGTACGACTTGTTACCTTTGAATTTAACATTACTCAGACATACCTTCTTGTATTTGTAGACTCTAAGATGTACATCTACATGGATGGTGTATTACAGACCAACATTAATGCTTCTGGTAACGATTACCTAGTAACGCCTTATAGTGCTACTGAGATTAAAGAGATGACATGGACTCAGAGTGCAGATACTTTGATTATGTGTCATAACGACTATGTACCTAGAAAGATTGTACGTGGTGCTACAGATACAGACTGGACTATCAGTTCAATGACGTTTACGTACTATCCAACGTACGACTTCAACCAAGACTATGATGCTGCTACATTTACTTGTCCTGCATCAGCTAAGGTTGTGGGCGATGTTATTACTATCTCATTAGATGCTGGCCATAATCCTGTAACAACAGAACATG